GCAGTGATCTCCTGCGCGAGCGCAGCCATGATCTCTGCTTCAACGTCTAGGCCATGCATAGCTTGTGCGTCTTGCGCAGCTTCGAAAGTCCAACGTGCGCTGAGCTTACGAGTCTTTGCTTCGACGGTCTGCTTGAGGACCTGGATGTTTAGACGACGACCAGCCTGACCTTCTAGAACTGAAGTAGCTTCAGCACGGTCAGTAGTTGCGTTACCTGAGTAACCGTTAGCAATCTGGAATGGGCTTAGTGCCTCATCACCAGCAACTGCTGAGTCGAATGTTTCTGCGTAACGAACGCGGAGGGTGTGGATCTGACCAACCGGACCTGTCATCGGCTGAACACCGACTAGTTCGTTTGCAATAACAGTTGGCATAACACGGCGGATAACTGGAAGGATCACTTTGTTAAGTGTCGCAATGTTACCTGAGCTTGTTGAGCCGACTGTTGCAGCCTCAGTAAGGTTCTTCTTAGTATTCTCGAGAACCGTTTCCATGACTGTCTTTTTGTTACCGGTCAGACCGTCAACAAGGGCATCCTTGGTTGCTGACCAGTTTTCGAATAGAACGTCTGCCATTTTAGTTTCTCCTTTAGCTTAGTCCTGCTAATTTCTTGAGTTCAATGATATCAGCTGAGCCACCAACGTCTTGCTGGGCGCTCTTGTTGACCTTATTACCGTTCACTTCACGCTTTTCGGCGCGGTTTTCGGTAAGTTTAGTCTTTTTTGCTTGTGTCTTAACTTTGGTGTCTTCTGAAAGAACGCTTGGAAGATACTTCTTGTATGCAGTCTGCAACTGTGAGGTTTTGACTGATTCAAGTAGTGTTGCCATTAGCTCTTTCTGACCCTTGTTTAGAGGACCAAGCATTTCACTCATGATCTGCTTACGTGTGCTTGTATCTTCTGCGATACGTGCTTTACGAGTAGCTTCCTTGAGCATTTGGTCTTTTGCTTTAATTGCGTTGTTTGACTCGGCAATTGTGCGCTTGAGACCTATAATTTGTTTTGCAAGTTTAGCAGTTTGAGTACTTTCGCTCAAAGTGCTGGTCATAAACTCGCTGGCGAAGGATTCGAAAATCTTACGACCAAACTCGTTTTCCTTGGCTTGCTGGATGTCTTCACGTAGAGCTGTGAGCTCCTTGCGCATAACACCCTCAACCATTGTTTCAAGTTTTGCCGCGCTCTTCTTGATGAAGTTGCGCTTAGATTCTTCAATAACCTTCTGACCTTCGCGTACCAATTTGACTTTCTGCTCTGCTAGAGCGCGCTTGTCATCATGGAATTCGTTGAGTTCTTTAGTTAGCTGCTTGAGAACAAACTCTTCTAGCTTACCAAAGTTAGCCTTTTGTGTATTACGATCCTCACGTAGTTCACGAACTTCTTTTGATAGAACTTCCTGAATGAAGCTTTCAAGCATCTTAGCATGTTCTTTGACAGCGCGCTTGTAACGCACACGGTCTTCAGCAACTTTTGCTTTGTCAGATGCGAACTCGTCGAGTTCTTTCTTGAGTGCTTCCTTCAGCATTGCATCCATCGCGCCAACAATCTCCTGCTTATCATTTTCATAACGAGCAGCAAACTCTTCACGAAGTTCTGCGGTGACTTCCTCGCGCTGTTCGGCAATTCGCTGTTCGAATGCTTCGGCGAGTTCAGTCTTGACGTCTTCAGTAAGAGCGTCAGTACCGAGGATTTCTGTGATTGACTTAGGCATTGTTATTTTCTCCCTAGGTCTTGGATAAAGTGAATCATCTCTTCTTTGAGATACTTCTGTGCTTTTGAATCGTGCTTAACGTTAGTTGCTACGTCCCAAATGCTATTTGCGCGACGGTGATTCATAAGATGTTCATAAATCGGATCCGGATACGCATCTGGTGCACTTGGGTTCGCTACGATATCGACCGTGACAATTTCAAACTCTGACACATTGCCTGAGCCGTCAACGTTGCCACTACCGCGAGAGCTGACTCCTAGTTTTACACCACTTTCCAGCAGTGTTTTACATATGTTGCCCATTGGAGTGGGCAACATTTTTAGTTTACCAACACCGTCTGCGCCATTCATGTCCATATCGACAATCATGTGGCTTACACGGTCAAGGTTGATGTTGAGATCATCAGGATGATCTGCTTCACCAAGGACTGTGTATCCACCAGCAATCTTTTCTTTTAGCGTCTTAACAGCGCTAGTGATTTCATTGACTGGGTATACACGTTGATTCTGATTGCGCTTATCACCTTGGATGAAGATACCTTGCATGAACAGATCCTTACCACCTTGGCCGTTATCACGGCTTTCAGTGGTAATATGAGCTGCACTAGGTGCAATAACTTCTCTAAGTGGTGTAAACATCAGTTATCTTTTCCCTTAGCTACCAAGATTTGACTTGGCTTTTTCCGCTGAGTTCTTGGGCGCTGGTACTTTCTTGTCCATCTTGCCCTTTTGCTCTTGTGGTCCAGTGACGTTCATTTTCTTAGCTGAATCGCCCTTGCCACCTTTTTCGTCTCCGCCAGCGAAGTCAACAGCCTTTGCATGGCCATCGCTCATGTCTGACTGCTTTTGATTGACTGGTGAAGCTTTTCCGTCTTCGTCTCCTGACATAGTGACGTTGTGCTTGCTCAATGTTGCTGACTCACCAACTTCGTCATCTTCAAGATCAAAGTCATCTTCATCATCACCATCTTCTAGGTCCATGTCGTCGAATTCATCTGCAACTTCGTCGCCTTCTTCGTCGTCCATTTCGTCGCCTACAAGATCAGCAAACGCTGCACGAAGCTCGTCCATTGCATCCTCAACGTTGACCATTGCTTCTTCAGCGTCGTTTGGCTCAACTTCTAGGTCATCGTCTGTTTCGGTGTCGAATTCCATGTCCATGTCATCGTCTTCCATGTCGTCCATGTCGTCGTCCATGTCCATCTCGCCTTCGAGATCGTCCATAGCTTCATCTTCGTCGTCTTCTTCTTCTTCGCCGAAGTATTCTTCTGTTTCTAGTTCGTCTTCCATTGACTCGAGATCGTCGGAAAAATCACCGGTTTCGTCGTCGTCATGTAGACCCTCTCCAAGCTCTTCGTCCTCGTCGTCTAGGTCGAGCTCTTCTTCCACCATGTCATCTTCTTCAGCCAGCTCTGCGTAGATATCACGGGCTGTTTCGATTAGGTGCTCGTGAAGCATTTCACTGGCGAGTTCTTTCTCACCATTGACCATGTACTCCAACACTTTTTCTAGTTTTGATTTAGGCATTTTCACACTCCTTGAAATCCCTCTTGGGACTTTGTTTTGCATTACTTCAAATAGTATTTACAAAACAAAGCGCCTTACCTTGTAAAAAGGCTGAAAAAAGGGCAAAAAGTGTGTTTTAATTCAATGATCTACCGCCATAAGTAAATCATTCTTCTGATTCTGGCTGTCCATATATGTAAGCAACGTCATCAATACGCTGCTTTTGCTCAAGTTCTTCAATGCTTCTAGTCTTGCGAAGCTTTTGTAGATGCTGCAATGTAATACGTGGCCGACGGCGATGATCAATGTTAACCACATTATAATCATCACGATCTTGCTCGTAATATTCCTTTAGAAACTCGCGTCCTCTCATGTCTCTTCTTCCTCTCCGCCTTCAGCGCCGCCTATTGGTGAATCTTCATCACCGCCTAGATCGTCGTCGAAATCTTCGTCCCCAAAGTCTTCATCAGCTTCAAAGTCGTCAAGGCTTCCATCCCCGCCGCCTTGAACACCAACGTTGCCTAGGTCACTGAATTCATCACCATCAACGCCATCACCTTCTTGGCCCTTGATTGGGTTTTCCTGCTTCCACAGCTTCTCGTTTTCAAGAATTTCATCATCGCTCAACTGTAGATATTTCTTGAGTGCAAAACGCTTGCTCATGTAATCAATGCCTTCAATCTGCCCAAACACACCAGCACGAGCACCATTGATTTCAATCTCACGGTAGTCGCTGAAGCTTTGTGGCTCAACAAAATCAAGTTCAAATTGGCTTGAGTCAATCTCATAACCACGGTGCTTGAGGAACATCTTGAACTCTTTGTCAAATACAGGTTGAATAATGTTCTGCAATCTCTTACAATATTGTGTGAAACGATATTCTTGAATGAAGGCTGTGCCAACACGTCCATCGTTGTAGCTTGCTGTACCATCCTCTGGTCCTGTTGGCAGATAGCTTGATGGAACACGCAGACCACGTGCCAGTTTGTTGTTGAAGAACTTGAGGTCGTCGATGTCACCCAAGTTTTCACCACCTGGCAGTGTGTCTACCTTGCTGCCTCGTCCCTCAGCAGTCTGTGCAAAGAAGTAGTCTTCCATAATTGATAGCGGATTATACTGTGCATCCATCATGTTGCTGCCGCCGCCTGTTCTGGTTGGAATGCGGCGTTGATGGATCTCGTTTTTAACACGCTCAACGTGTGCCATGGCCTGGTGGCTTGGCATATCACCCACATCGATATAGAAGATTCGACGTTCAGGTGCTCGCTGCACACGGTAAATGATGATCGAATCTTCTAGCAGTTCTTTCTGCTTGTAAGTTTTGAACACAGCATCCAAGATACTTGTACCAAATGGCCACGCCAAATCCATACCATCAGTGAGTGCCATGTGAATCACATGATTCGCATCAACCAGTGCTTCAATCTCTGTGCCAATGCCGCCTGCTTGAGTCTGTGTCATGTTGCGTGGATTGCTGGTCTGTCCGCTGTTGACACCAGTCAGCGCGCTTAATGCATAGTTGTTGGGTCCGCTGCCACCCTGAGGTGTTGTGGCTGTGAGCATCTGGAAGTTGGGATCAAGATTCTTGATCACATATTGTGCTGGCTCTTTACCACGTGATTCGTCAACGATAACACGAAGAACATCAGCTGGACTTACATAGAACAGCTTCCAAGTTTCAGGATCACGAATAAATGGTTGATCACCATACTTGATAGTGTTGCGGAACGTGTTAAAAATACGACGATTCCAGTCGTTTACTCTCACCCACTGCTTGAGAACAGTTTGAAGAACTTCGCTCTCGTTTTCAGTTGGGCTGTCATGCCATTTCACCTCAAATGGGGTTTCAGTTTCTTCGCTTTTTTGAGTTGAAAACTCAGCAATGGTATCCAAGGCAGTGTTGATTTCACTGTCCATGTCCATTTGATCGTACTGTAGGTAGCGTTCAAGACGGTTGGGTTGACCTACATAAACTTCAGGCAACCAACTCTGAAAACGTGAGGCATCAGTGCGGTTCGCTCCGCGACTCTTGCCTCCGCTACCTAATGGGCTGTTTTGCCCACTGACGTTGTATGTTTGGAAATGTTTTTTCCATCCGGCCATGTGTAATGTATCCTATTTGCGGGTATTTATTATTCTTCAATTGCGCGGCGGGTGCGACGAAATTCTTGTCTCGTCTCACGTGTTTCACGCACCAACTCTTCAACTGCTTCAACCAATCTTTCTTCAGTTCGCCCACGCCCAGGTATCGGTCTACCTGTCAGGACGGCATGAGTTTCTGCATCCATCCCCCCGGCTTCACGCAAGTTATCATACGCACCACGCGAACCTGGTGTGTTTAGGCGCATTTCACGCTGCTCAAAAGGATCAAGATCCCTAAACAATGGTGTGTTGCGCCGTCGTTGCTCAGCGTCTGCTTGATCTATTTCAGCCTGTGTAACCTGTCTTGTCTCTGTACCATTTAGTGCAGCTTCACGATCAAGTTGCCATTGCAGTTGCTCAACTTGTGTTCCATCTTCTGGGAAGGGATTTTCGGCATCATAGGCACCGCTCGCTGTACCATCGCCCATTCGGTCAGGAATCACTGCGCCTACAGCGGCACCGCCGGCGACGCGAGCCAAAACTGATCCTAGTATCCGAGAAGTTTGATATTGAGTTGCTGCCGTTGCAGCTTGACGCGCAGCTTGTGTTGCGGCTTGGCTACCTCCACGCACTACATTCGCAGTTGCAGATCCAGCGGTTGCGGCGGCGCCTCTTCCAAACAATGATCTAATACCAGATCCTGCGCGTCGCAGTAGTCCACCACCGCCTCTTCTCATACCAGCGCCAAGAAGTGTACGGAGACCAGGTGTTACAGCTAGTAAGGTTAGAGCGCCGGCAAGTGTCAGAGCAGCCTGGCCTGCAAAGTTCATTGATTCAGTAAGATCATCAAAAGTATCCGTTAACCCGTCAAAAAGTGTCTGATCTCTACCAAAGTTATCACTTATACCCCTAATAGCTTCAACAAGTGCTTCATCAAAATCTTCCAAATTATCATTCAAACCAAGCATTGCAAATGCGGTGTTCAGTGCACTTGTACGTAGATTATTCATTGCAGTCTGCATTTCGCTTGCCAATGCAAGTAGATTTGTTTCTTCCAGTTGTTCAACCGCCAGTTCATATGCTTCTCGGTTTTCAGTGACAGACGAACTCAATCCTTGAAGTTCAGCAGCCAAGCTGATAACTTCAGCCGCACCTTCAACACCACGAGCAGCTAATAAGCCCAAACGTCGAAAATCTGCAGAGTCAAATGCTTCAGTGAGTCCAGCAAATCTAGAAGCCAATTGAACACGCAATTCATCCGAATCCAAATTACGATAACTGTCTCTCATGAATTCTTGTATGCCAGACAATGAGGCACCAAGTTCAGTATCCAAGGTAGACATCCGTGCTAATAGTGGATCTACTTGACGAAAATCGATACCGCTTGAAACAGCAATCATAATGGCTTCACCAATACGATTGCCTATCTCACCACCAGCACCGCTTGCATCACTAATAGCACCGACAGCGTCCAGGAAGTCCTCGCCACCTTCAGCAATAGCTGCCATTCTGGCTGCTTCGATGCTAGCATTGTTAGCCATTTCTTGACGTCTACGCAACATCTCTCGACGATCTTGTCCAGTCATAACAGCCATAGCAGTGGTTTCAGCCATG